CACCACCCTGACCGGCAACCCGCGTGCCCCCCGCTTGATCGGAGTCTCGTCCACCTGCTTCCGCAGATCCCGAAAGTACCGGATGATCGTGGGTTTGATGCCGGGGTGGTTGACGGGATATTTGGTCGGCGCACCAAGGCGGCGGTGAAAGGGTTTCAGGAATCGCAGGGGTTTCTGAAGGCAAATGGGGTGGTGAACGGTGACACGTTCGGTGCCCTGTTCTTACAGTAGGGAAGGTTATGCCAAAGGGCAAAGGGTACGGTACGTTTGAGGATACGTTCGGGTCGCAGGACGACCAGTTGTATGATTCCACGTCATCGTTCAACATGTGGGACATGAACCAGAAGGCTAAGAAGGCTGCTGCGTATCTGCGTGGCACCAAGTTGGGGAACGCCGCCTTCGGTGGCCGTCCCTTCGGGAAGTAGGCGCTATGCACAGGGATGGTTCGACACCGAAGAAGGTGAAGGCCGGTCAGGTTCTAGTCACGGACATCACGCGTGGAGACGGCCCCGGTCACATTGGTGCGCAGTCGCGTAGCGGTGCCCGTGACGCGTTGCGTGATTGAGGTGGCGCCGAAGAAGCCACGGCGTCCGAGGTACTGACGATGCCATTGAAGCGTGGTAGAAGTCAGAATGCTATTTCCAAGAACATTGGCACACTGATTGGTGAGGGTTACCCCAGCGATCAGGCGGCTGCCATCGCCTACGACTATTCCAAGCGGTCTAACAAGGGGAAGAAAAAGTGAGCAACATGTTGGAGCGGGCAGCGTGGACATTTGCCCAAGCGTTCTTAGCAGTATTTATCATATCCGATTTGGCTTCGGCCAAGATGGCTCTGGTCGCAGCGGCTGCTGCGGCCCTCAGTGTTGTCAAGACGTACGCTCAGGATCGCGTCACGAGGTAATGATGGACAACCCAGAGGCCGCGTGGGCAGCGTTCAGCGAGGAACACGCGTACATACAGGAGGAAATCTACGCCACTCTTCAGGAGACGGCGCACCTGTTCGACACCACCGATGGCATTCACGCCAAGTGGTCACCGGATGGCCTCTTGGGAATGCTTCTGGTGTTCGACCCCGAGGAGGCCGAGCAACTCCTTGCAGCGTTCTACGCTGGGATGGAGGGCGTGGACGACGCCCAGCAGGTGTTTGCCGTGTGGGTGGGGTCCCTGATGGGGATGCTACGCCAGTGTATGCAGTCGTTGGAGTCCTAGACCATCTATCAGCCATCCGCGGACGACCTCTGACTCACCCAGTTCCACTATAAGTTGCCGCCTGATGTAGTCGCGTCTGCGTGCCAGCGATGTCTTGGGTATCCCCACTACCCGTCCTGCCACACGCAACGATAGTTGCTCAACGAACAGGGCGTTGAAGATCCATCTGTCCTCATCGTTGAGGTTGTCGATGGCTGCACCAATGGCTTCCTTCAGGACTGCCGTTCCGAGGATCGACTGTACTGTTGGTTCTTCGTAGGGTGCCAACTCCATCAGGCCTTCAATGTCACTCAATGGTCGCACCCCGGTGGTTGATCGCCCCCATGACGCGTTGGTTGACCAGTCGGCTGGGTCTGTGGGGAACTCCCGTTTCTGCGACACGCATTCCAGCATACCCTAGTGGGGTATCGGCGGGAGTGCCGCCGGGTCATCTTCGTCTAGGTGCAGGTCGCTGATGGGGATGTTGTAGCAGTCGATGGTTGGGGACCATCCGTTGTCGGGGTCCCGCCACACTCCGGCTTCCATGAAGGTGGCCCGTTGCAGGAAGTCCGTCTTTGGTAGCGCCCCGAGGTACCACGCTACGGTGCAGTCTTTGAGGACACGCACAAACGCGTAGTAGTCGCAGTTCTGGTTGGTGCCGATTGCCGCCACGGAGCATTCGTAGTGGGGGAGTGGCGATGTGGTCACGCACTTCGATTTCACGTCCACGGTGCGACCGTCATCCATTTCCACATCCCAGTCGTACGTGTTGTTCGGGTTGGCTCCGGTGACCTTGGCGAAGACGAGTTCTCCGACGAACCCGTAGACGTTGCCGTCTCCTTGCCGGATGGAGTTGTTCAACTCGCCCATGTCAACGGCTTGCCGCTGCGCTGATTGCAGCATCCGGCGGGGCACGTTGACTTCGATCATTATCCAATCCGGTCTACCTTGACGGCGTGTAGGCGCACAACTTGGTTGTCGTCATCCCACGCTACACCATTGAGGGCGTCAAGGGTCAGTTTCACGTAGTTGTCCAGATCTCCTCTCAGGGTTTTGGATGAGTGGGGGGATGTTGCGACGTGCAGGATGGTGGCGTCGGGTGAGTAGGTGACCGTGATTTCTATGGGTCCGCTGAGCGTTTCCCCTACTTGGTCGCGCCATGCTTTGGCAACGTGGTCTTCTTCTTGGAGGGTGCTGGCGGGGGTGAAGACTTTGCCGCCTTTGGTGTGGCGGGGGCGTGCCTTTACCTTGGGTCGTCGTTCGATGATGACGGTGTACGTGTCGGTCACTGGTGTACGTCCTTGTGTGCGCTGTCTAGGAGTTGTTCTAGTTGCTGGTCGCCATCTTGTCGGTCTGCGAACTTGCGTCCCCATTCGATGTCGGCTGCCCGGAGTTCTTTCAGCATGGTAGCGCGGGCATATTTTTGGCGTGTCATTGCGCAGGCGAGTTTCCATAGGGCTACGGATCGGTCGCCGTGTGGCTTGCCGGGGGAGGGTTCGGGGCCGAGCCTCCGTATGAAGGCCGCTAAGCCCGTCAGGGGGCCTGAGGTGGGGGTAGGGCCATGCGAGTCTCTGGGAGGGCGCTGAGGGGGCTTCCAGAGGCCTCTGACGGGCTTCCACGCGTCTACGGTGGCACGGGTTGCCCGTGCTTCCTCTGTGAAGGCTTTCAGGGGGATGCGGACGGGGGTGGGGCTGTTGTCCATCATTTCGTTGTATCCCCCCACTTTGCGCAGGTGTCCATAGGGGAGCCTGACGCCGTTCCCCCATCCACGTCCCGAAAGTTCAACCTGTTTAGGATTTACTTCGGTGGTGGGAGCATCAACCAGACCACACACCGCTATCAACCCATGCCGCACATCCACCGCAGGCTGCGCCCCATCGAAGAACACCCACAGGTGGAACCCCTTCGACCGTGAACGCTCCACCCACGCTGCTACACCCAGTTGCCGCAACGCCTCACGCACGTTACACGCATGGATGAACGACTCTTCGGGACCCGTATCCCAATCGACGCACCCCCAGTACACCCAGAAGTCGTTCTCTGACAGGAACAGTGGGTACACGCCGATGGATGGCCCCCGGTACAGGTGGTCATCGCACGTTACGATGAAGTCCTTGTCATCGGCAGGTATGAACCCGCCGGAGTCGGACTGCCACGGGCGGAAGCCACCCTCGTCCGGGTTGTCTATCGCAACCTTGCCGCCCCGAAACAGCAGGGCGAAGCGTTGGGATACCTCCATCTCCACAGCCTGTTCCTTCGCTGTGACAGCCACGGTCAGCCTGCCCCCTGCTCGGCGAGGATACCTTCCTTCGATACGGGCTTATCATCCCGCAGAGCGGGAAGCGGTGACGGGTGTAGTTCCCCGGCACATTGCTGGCCTATCCAATGGCGACGGAGACGCACCTCAGCCGTTATCGAAGTCAGATAGTTTTCTGTCTCGGTATGTTCAGCCTTGATGAGAAGCGTATCGTTATCACTGTGCCATAATGATACGGTCCACTCATCCAAGTGAACCTTGTAAGGGATCATACGATCCTCCCCTGTTTCACTCTGCGGTACTGCCCGCAGCCAGAACACACTTCCCAATCCCAACGATCCGGGGTATCGGCCTGCTTCCACTTGTGGGACTTCAGGTGTGGCACACCACGCTTGTCATACTTCCAACACATGGGCCTACTCATCCTGCGATCCCCAATCGCGGCGCTGCGCATCAGCGAACACCTCCGCATCCCCCGGGGCGGTAAACCACTCACGCACAGCGCCATCCTGTAGGACCGCCCACCGCTTCACCCAGATCCCGGCCCCCATCGCCACCGACACCTTGTGGATCGTGAACTCAGCCGCTACCACCGGGAACCAACTCCTCCCAGTACGGGTGGATGTGTCCGCACAACGGATCCAAATAATAGGTTTGGTCAACCATCCGCGCCGTCCTCTTGTTCTTGCACACATTCAGGTTGATGCTGTTCGCGTGGTACTTCCTCTCCCAGTCCGACAAGGTTTGCCGGTCCTTCTTCCGGTACACCTCTATGACAAAGATAGCCTCATGCTCCCCGCCATAGCGACCAGCATAGATCCCGGCAGAGTAGCCGGGCTGCGCCGAACCACGTCCCGCCTGATGCACCAACCCGAGGGGGAC